TATCATCAGGCATATTGGATGGAATACATCTATAATGGTGCAAAACAGACCGATTATAAGAATCCGTCTAACGATATCATCATGAAATTAACAAAAAGATGGGCGTTTTTCGATAAATCTTATAAAATTCAACAAATTAGAAAGGATTTAGAAAAATATCCTAAATTTTTAGACTGGTTTTTGACCACAGACAAGATTGACCACGCAAAATTACAAAAACAACACATAAGAGATTGGGAAGTTCTGTTTTTTGAACTAGGAGCGGAGATACTATCTAATCTTAGTGACTTTATAGCAGCAAATCCATCAAAAGCAGCTCAAAAGATAAGAAAAGACCTAAAAACTGCAATAAACAAGGTAAAAAAGTCAAAAGACCCGAAAGTTTTGAATACATTGAAGGTTCAGTTGGATAGATTGAATGCAATTGGTGGTTTAAAATCAGTTGTACCGAGTGAAGGTATAACTTTTGTTTATAAAGGTAAATTATTTAAGTATACAGGTGCTTTTGCACCAGCAAACCAAATTTTAGGTATGTTAAAGTTCGTATAGGAGTTATAATGGCAAGAAGTAGAGAAGATGTAAGACAAAACAAGGCGATGCAACAAATATTAAGGGGAGAAACACCTGATAAACGTATATTTGTGGCTATGGAAGATATAAATGAACAAAAAGAGAGAAAAAAGTTATCTGATGAAGAAAGAAAAGAAGCTGAAAAGAGAACAGAGGCGTTAAAAGCCGCTAGAATGCCTTGGTTTTGTCCTAAGTGTGATAAGGTCATGAAAAAAAATGTAGATGACAAAATGTGGAGATTATACGGTCATTGTTCAGATTGTCAGATACAATTTGAAAATAGATTGATGATAGATGGTAAATATGATGATTGGGTTAAAAGTGTTGAGAGAGAAAATAAATTAGCGTGGATACGTGACCAAAGAGATACCATATATGAATTTAAAAAACAAAATAAAGTTGAATTTTTACAACAAGTACGACCAGATGGACACTCTTTAGATAAAGAACGGTGGGAAATTGACACCAAAGATATAATGAAAAAGGCAGAAGAGTATTTAGATTATTTACAAAAAATGGAGGATTCTTTAGTCTAGTATATTTATATATAGACTAACTATAGGTAAAATGAATAGAAACAAACAAGGACAACTAAAAGAAGTAATAAAAAAGGAGTATGTTAAGTGTGCTGCAGATCCGATTTACTTTCTTAAACGTTATTGTTTTATACAACATCCAATAAAAGGAAAAATACCTTTTGCTTTATATGACTTTCAAGAAAAAACTATTGAAGATTTTCAACAACATCGTTTTAATATAATATTAAAAGCTAGACAATTAGGTATATCCACTATTACTGCTGGATATTCTCTTTGGATGATGACGTTTCACCAAGACAAAAACATATTAGTAATTGCTACTAAACAAGAGGTGGCAAAAAACCTAGTGACTAAAGTAAGAGTGATGCATGCTAATCTACCATCTTGGTTAAAACAAAAATGTGTTGAGGATAATAAGTTATCATTACGATATAAGAATGGTTCACAGATAAAGGCAGTATCAAGTGGTGAAGATAGTGGTCGTTCAGAAGCTCTATCTTTGTTGGTTCTTGATGAGGCTGCTTTCATTGAAAAAATTGATGGTATATGGGCTGCTGCTTCACAGACTCTATCTACTGGTGGTCAATGTATTGCACTATCTACACCAAATGGTGTTGGTAATTGGTTTCATAGAACTTGGATGGACGCTGAAGACGGACTAAACGATTTTAACTTTATTAAGTTACATTGGACTGTTCATCCTGATAGGGCGGATGAGTGGAGAAATGAACAAGATACTCTTTTAGGACCTTCATTAGCTGCACAAGAATGTGATTGTGACTTTATTACCTCTGGTCAATCTGTTGTTGATGGTTTGATATTAGAAGAATATAAAAATACACAAGTAAAAGAACCGATTGAAAAAAGAGGTATAGATAGTAATGTTTGGATATGGGAACCACCAAATTATACGAAAGATTATATAGTGTGTGCTGATGTAAGTCGTGGTGACGCAACAGACTACTCAGCTTTTCATATTATAGATATAGAAAGTTTAGAACAAGTTGCTGAATATAAAGGTAGAATGTCTACAAGAGATTTTGGAAATTTACTAGTAAACATTTCTATTGAATATAATGAAGCTTTACTAGTTATTGAAAACAATAATATTGGTTGGGCTACTCTACAACAATGTATTGATAGAGAGTATGAAAATTTATTTTACATGAGTAAAGATTTACAAGTGGTTGATGTACATAGACAAATTAATAATAAAATCAACAGAGCAGAAAAACAACTTATTCCTGGATTTACATTAACACAAAAAACTAGACCACTTGTTGTGGCAAAATTAGAAGAATTTTTTAGAGAAAAGTTAGTAACCGTACGCTCAAATAGATTAATTGACGAGTTGTTTGTATTTATATATAATGGTAGTAGGGCAGAAGCAATGACAGGATATAATGATGACCTTGTGATGTCTTACGCTATGGGACTGTGGATACGAGAAACTGCATTAAGATTACGTTCTGAGGGTATACAGTTACAGAAAAAAGCAATGAACAGTATAACATCTAATCAAGGTGTTTATACACCAACAAATAACCAAAATGATTCTTGGACAATGGAAATAAATAAACAAAAAGAATCATTAGATTGGTTATTATAATATAGAGGTATAAAATGGCTGATACAAGTTTATTCAGTAGACTACAAAGACTATTTTCAACTAACGTTATTGTTAGAAACGTTGGTGGTCGAAAACTAAAGATTAGTGATACTAGTCGTACACAATCTATTTCTAAAAGTAATTTAGTAGATAGATATCAAAAGATATTTACAGGTGCAGGTTTAAGTGGGTACTCAGATGCATTAATGACCAAATCCATGAGACTTAATTTATTTAAAGATTATGAGTCAATGGATTCTGATGCTATCATATCATCTGCATTAGACATTTATGCTGATGAGTCTACAATGAAATCTGAATATGGTGAAGTATTACAAATTAACACAGACAATGACCAAGTAAAAGAAATATTACACAATCTTTTTTACGACATTGTAAACATTGAATTTAATTTATGGCCATGGATTCGTAATATGTGTAAGTATGGTGATTTCTTTTTAAAATTAGAGATTCACGAAAAGTATGGTATTACAAATGTAATTCCTCTACCTGTTTATGATGTATCAAGATTAGAGGGAATAGATCCTGAAAATCCTGAGTATGTTAAATTTTTAATAGAATCATCTACAACAGAACACCGTTTTAAACAAGAACAGTCTGCTACAAAAGAAGAATTAGAAAATTATGAAGTAGCTCACTTTAGATTATTATCAGACTCTAACTATTTACCTTATGGTAAATCACAAATAGAGGGTGGTCGTAAGATATATAAACAATTAACTCTTATGGAAGATGCTATGTTAATACATCGTATAATGAGAGCACCAGAAAAAAGAATATTCAAATTAGATATTGGTAATATACCACCATCAGAAGTTGATAATTATATGCAACAAGTTATTAATAAAATGAAAAAAGCTCCTGTTGTGGACGAGACAACTGGTGATTATAATTTAAAATATAACATGCAAAATATTACCGAAGATTTTTTCTTACCAGTTCGTGGTGGTGATAGTGGTACAAATATTGAATCTCTTCCAGGATTGACTTATGAAGCTACAGAAGACATCGAGTATCTTAAAAATAAATTACTATCTGCTCTTAGGATTCCAAAAGCCTTTTTAGGATATGAAGACCAAATTGGTTCAAAGGCTACATTGGCTGCTGAGGATGTTCGTTTTGCTAGAACGATAGAAAGAATACAAAGAATAACTCTTTCTGAATTAACAATAGTTCATTTATATGCACAAGGATATCAAGACTCAGAGTTAACTAATTTTGAATTAACTCTCACAAATCCATCTACAATTTATGAACAAGAAAAGATTGAATTGTGGAATAATAAAACTTCTCTAGCAGAGTCAATGGTAAGAGATGGGTTGGTTTCTACAGAGTGGATTTATAAAAATATATTTAATTTTACTGAAGACGAAATAAAAGAGATGGATGAACAGATAACATTTGATTATAAGACTAAGTTTAGAAGACAGCAGATAGAATCTGAGGGTAACGATCCTGCTAAAAGTGGTGAATCACAAGGTACACCATCTGATTTGGCTTTAGGTAGAAGTGGACATGAACTTGGTGATGAAGGTGGAGCACCAGAAGGTGGTTTTGAAGGTGCTGGAAGACCAAAGGAACCTAACAAGTACGGAAAAGATAGTGGTATCAGAGGAAGAGACCCGTTAGGTGCACATGATAAGAAAAAAGGTGGAAGTAGTTCCCCTAAATACGGTAAAGCTTTAGCGTTGGCTCATTATGATTCTCTCAAAAAGTCAATGACTTTTAATAAAAAAGAGAGAGAAATCATAACTGAGGTGTCAGAATTGGAAGAAGAGTACAAAAACGAAGTAAGTTCTTTCAGTAATGACAAATCAAATGATTAATTATTGTTTAACTTTATATTTATTTATGAGTAAATATATATACATATGGAGTAATTTGTAATGGCTCGAAAACTAAAACACTCGAAGATTAAGAATACTGGTATTCTCTTCGAATTATTGACAAGACAGATAACGGCTGACGTATTGGCTGGTAAATCAACCAAATCAGTTGGAATCTTAAAAAAGTATTTCAATGAAAATACTGAGTTAGGAAAAGAGCTTGAACTATACAAGTTACTTTCTGAAAAAAATTATACATCAGAGGTTAAGGC